GAGATAACAAGAACGTTTGCGATATAGGTCAACTTGCGCTTCTGCTTACGAGCAATTTCCTTGTTGGCTTCAACGCCAGAATTCCAAAGAACTGTGTTGTACTCAGAAACAGGGTCAGTTTTGCCAAGAGTTGTGAGAGAATTCTCAATGTACCAACCACCTGGACCTTGGAATCCGTGAGACCAGATTTGAACCCAAGGAAGACCATCTTCACCGTCGACTGCTGGAGTGTCAAGGAAACGAATTACTGCGTATCCATTGCCAGCGGCATCAACTTCTGGTTGCCAAAAACGATCATCAACGTTCTTGTTACCACCATTACCTGCTGAAGATGCTTCAACTGCCTTCTTCAATTTATCAAGGGATGAACCCTTCTTAAGACTTGATAGACTCATTTGTATTCTCCGTATAGCGTTGTATTAAATGTATATCGACTTGTCCACTTTTTCATCATCACAATAACATTATATAGTATTTCAGTCGCCAAGTAAAGTTTCTTTTGTGAGAATTTTATACTTGTCGACGTTCACAGCAAGAAAGGCTCCATACTTGCGAATCTTTCTTGACATTTTGGGGTAGATGATATCATCAGAAATCTTCTTGTCCCAAATTCGAATAAAGTCAAAGATGTTATTGAGAATAACCATCGTCTCAATTGTCACATCCTTTTGGAGAAATGCAATTAACAGTTTTGGAAACTGCCCATCTTCGACTTTAAATAAATCATTGAATGTTTCTTTTGTTGCAATCTTTTGCAAGTCTTCAGTATAGACTTTACTCATCGAATCCGTTCGTCGTTTCCATTCTCGATATGTTTGTTCAGCCTCTTCTTCAAGTAATGACTTGGTCCAATTATCATCAGAGTGAACAAAATTAGCAACCAGAAATGGAACCATCTCATCGTCTCGATACTTGCGCGCCAAACGATGAAATAGAAATTTGTCACGGCGTTTTTGAAATGCATCTATCGATACTCGTGTTTTACCATCATAGTGAAAGAAGTTATATTGCTCTGTGCTAAAATGCAGCTTGATGGCTTGATAGGTGCAATATAGATCGTATCCGTTCATAACGGAAGTCTGCTACCTCGCGGAAGAAATCTTAATTCCATCGCCTCACCTTCAATAATGCTTTTTAAAGATTCATTGATAAGTGTTGCGGCAACTTCAATTTCAAGATTATTTTTCTCACAATATGTTGCAATAGCATCCATATGATCGATCCTTTCTTTGAGAGCCATTTCCATGATCATCATAGAGAAATTGTTCTTTTCTTCTCGGCTTGCCATATTAGATCTCATATGCATTCAAGGAATTGTTCAACTGTTGAGTTACACGAATAAATGTCGCTCTCTTACTCAACTCCTTCAACTCACTTGCTCCAACATAAGTACATGCTGAACGCAGACCACCCAAGATATCTTGAAGTGTTCTACTCACCTCTCCACGATATGGAATCTCTACTGTCTTGCCTTCGCTTGCGCGATAGTTTGCAACTCCACCGTTATGAAGATCCATGGCTGTCTCTGAACTCATACCATAGAATTTATTGTCGCCAAATGGACTCGATCCACCTTCTTTGTGACCAGCAAGCATTCCACCAAGCATCACAAAATCGGCTCCCGCAGCAAATGCCTTCACAATGTCTCCAGGAACGGTACACCCTCCGTCCGCTATAATATGACCCTTGAGACCATGAGCAGCATCTGCGCATTCAATAACTGCACTCAACTGCGGGTAGCCGATGCCTGTCATCTTCCGTGTTGTACAGACTGAACCAGGACCAATACCAACTTTCACAATATCAACACCTGAGAGAATTAATTCTTCTGTCATCTCTGGTGTGACGACATTACCAGCCATCAAAACGATATTCGGATACTTGTCTCGAAATCGTGTAATAAAATCTACGAAACTTTGTGTGTATCCATTTGCAACATCAACACAAACTCTCATATAAGGATTCTGAGCAACGCTGTACACAAACTGGAATTTCTGTAAATCGGAATCAGAAATACCTAGAGAGTAAATGCTGCTGCTCAATTTTTGCTTGAAGTGTTCACCCAATACATCATTATCATAATGCTTTGTTACAGCAACAAGACAATCATGTCTGCTGAATTCTATATCCATCTCAAATGTGCCGACGCCATCCATATTTGCAGCAATGATTGGTACACCAGACCAACTATTTCCACTACGAAATGTAAATTCTCTTTTAAGTCTTACTTGGCTTCGAGAAGAAAGAGTTGATCGTTTGGGTGTAATCAATACATCTTTGTAATCGAGTTTCACATCTTCAATTATTCGCATAAAGCCTCAATGATAAAAAATATGCTGACCAATCTTCTTGATAACTCTTTTGCTTTCTGCCCACTCAGGCTCAACATAAGTTGCATGAAAGTATTTTGCAGATCCAATTATACCATAATGGTGTTTGGAAATCAATATATTCTCAGCAATCTTAATTGATTCATGCCATGCATCACTATTACGATAAACATGTTTCTTGCCTTCACAGACCCAAGAGAACTGACAGGTGCCGCGAACTTTTTGGTGCACAACGCCACAAACTGTTCTTGGGAATTGTCGACTCTTGACGCGATTCATGGTGACTTCAGCAACAGCAATCTTGCCAGCACGAGGCTCACCACCTGCTTCGAAGTAAATGTTGCGAGCGAGGCATTCAACCTCTCGCATCACTGCTTGCTTTTTCTCGTAAGAAAGATTTAAAAACTCGACCTTATGATTAAGAGTTTCGAGTTCTGATACTAGAAGTTCATTTGCAATTTGCTGGGCTTCTAATTTGCTATTCATATGATCTACCATACTGTATGGTACAAAAATCATAAGAAATGTTAGCGCAAATAGTCCACCCCATCTACAGAACAAATTGTGATTGCGATCAAAGTATTTTTCTACATTACAAAGCATATCTACTGCATTCATGTTTGAAGTCTCCATTATTGCAGTGGAAAGAAAAGGGTGGTGGTTCGCACCACCACCCCAGACCTTTCTGTTACCGAGCGGTCAACTCTTTGTACTCAATGTGCTTATTAAGCAGCGAGAGCCATAGGTGTAAATGAATCATCGTTTGCATTTACGTTTTTTGCGCTGATTAAGTCAGTCGCCTCACTGGTTGCTGTCGGTTTATTACTTGCCCTGTCGAAGCCAAATTCATCCCCATTAGAAGCATACTGGAGGATTCGAACCTCTCGGTGTCGGCATCAGACACCCTTACCACCCGTCGTGCCCTTCGGCTCAATATGCTTTTGGTGGAGATGTCGGGGGTCGAACCCGAGTCCAGAACACCTTTAGTCGTCAGTTTACAACCATTAATCAACTAGAAATTGTGACTTTGTCTGCTCGTTCAAAGACTTTTGTTGCTGCTCTAAATGAGCCTTATATTGCTCATTAGTCATAGCATGAAGTCCAACGCAGTAGCCAGTTGGACTACGACCACAACTACACGGATATTGTTTCACTTCTGACATAGTATACCTCGTTTGTTTACAAAAAGGTAGTATTATTTAGCCGTTTAGAACTCTTGAGACTGATGTTACGACTGCTGCAATACGACCAATGTCGCGAAGATTCTCAACAGTCATACCTTCTTTCAATAGAGTATCATAATGAGCCTTGACGCAGAAGTGGCATTTCCCGACGATTGAAGCGGCGAGAGAATATGCTTCGAAATTCTTCTTTGTCGTTCCACCATGATTCATGATACCATTCATACGCAAACCCGCTGGCAATCCTTTGAGTGCTGGATCATTTACCATCTCAACATATGGATACCAAACATTATTTTGCGCCATGATTGTAGCAGCAGTCAACGCTGCATCGGCTTCTTTGCGGTCATCGATTTCTGCGTCAATTGCTGTTGATAATCTGCCGTTGCCTGTTGCAAATGATGCAGCAAGCGCACATCCCTGTGCTACCAATGGATCAAGGGAACTGCGAAGCAGAACCGCATCAAGGTTCAACTTTGTGTCCTTTGCGTATTCTGGTAGACCTTCTTTAATTACATTGACCCAATTCATTATTCGTCCTCATCTATTTCTTTGCTTTCGAATAAGTCTGTTTCAGACCCACAATGAGGGCATGCCCAATCATCTGGTAGGTGTTCAAATTTGCCATATACATCTTCTTCATAGACGTATCCACAAACTTCACAGACTTTTGCTTTCATATATTAAGCGTTCTTTGGTGTTGCTGAGCAGCGCGAGAAAAGATATTCTTTTGCTGTGCGCATTTCAGCATTTGTTAAGAACCCATCATTGTTCTTATCAGCACGAGCAAAAAGGCTTGCTGGCACTGAGCAGAAACGATTGATATCTTCGAACGAGACTTTGCCGTCTTGATCGAAGTCATATTGTGCTACACGATCAACAGCCAATGCTGGTGTTGATACGAGAGCAAGTGCTAGAATAAACTTCTTCATTTTACTATTTCTCCAATTTTCTTATAACCGTTACCAGTGGGGTGTATGCCATCTTTTGATAGGGATGGAATCCTAATAATCCAATCACCAAACATCCCCGCAATAGTTTCTACATGCTCTTGAATTCTTACGATAGGGATTTCACTAGTCTTTGCATTACCAGCAGGAAGAATCCAGTATACCGTTTCTGCCTGTATTCTTTCACGCAGTCTATAGAATTCCTGTTCAGTCTCAATGTACTTGTGATCGTTACTACCAAGACTGATTACAACAACCTTACCATTAAAGGTTTGTGGATATTTCTTATTAAACTGATAAGAATTGATACCACTCTTTACATAAGCAACACATTCAGGGCGAGCCTGTGCAGTACCAACAGCAATACTATCACCAAGAATTAAACACTCAATCATTCTTCATTCCTATGCCCACAATGCGGACAATACCAACCTTTTGGTTTCCATTCATCATTCGTTCCAAAACTCCACCAGAGTTTACACTTTGAGCAAATGAAATGCCAAAGTATTTCTCTGAATGGAGGTTTGGAATCAGATGACATTAAGCAGCGTTAAGTGTTGCTTCACCGATCTGACGACCACACTGGCAAAGTTCACCAGTCTGAAGTGCGTCAAGAACGCGGAGTGTCTCATCAGCATTGCGACCAACGGCAAGACTGTTGACAGTCACGTGCTGAATCACATTGTCAGGATCAACAATAAAGGTTGCACGAAGAGCAGCACCAGCAGCATTGCTGAAAACACCAAGTTGAGTCACAAGGCTACTACTTTCGTCATCCCAATCAATTTCGCGCTTTGTATCAGCAAACATCCAGCAAGTGGTGTTGCGCAAACCTTCGTGAGCATTCTTCCATGCCAACTTGACAAATTCATTGTCTGTTGAACCGATAAGCAGAACTGCATATGCAGTTCTGCTTATCGGTTCAACAGACAATGAATTTGTCAAGTTGGCATGGAAGA